CTACGAAAGTAATAGTACTACAAATTTTCAATCAGGGTCTAGCTCTAACACCACATCAACAAGTAACAACAGTAGCAATATTAAGTCTGCTCCTCCTACTGCTTCTGCTCCACCATTAACTAATGGCATTGATACCTGTGCATTTAGTTTAACAGGAGGAGTGCAATCATTTGGTTTTGGTATAAGTGCAGGCAAGACATACGTTGAAGAGAACTGCCAGAGAATTAAAAACGCTAGAGAATTAAACACACTAGGCATGAAAGTAAGTGCAGTTGCTTTGCTATGCCAAGATGCTTCTGTCTTTACTAGTATGATGAGTGCTGGAACTCCATGCCCTTTTGATGGTAAGATTGGCAGTGAAGCTAAAATACTTTGGGAGCAGTACCCAGAGTTAAGACCAGATTATATTGCTTTTCAAGAGAGAGAGAAGGCAATCGAACTGAACAATGCTAAAGCTAAAGAAGCAATAGAGATAGCAAAAGCTGAAGCTAAACAAAAGATATACGACAGGTACATTGAAGAAGCTAAGAAATGAGAACTCTGTTAATAGTAATGTTGTTTATGTCAATAGCACAAGCCGAAACAATAACAACACCTAACTTGTTAAGCAATAATTTCTTAGATGGCTCTTGGTCTGGGCATACGTCAGGTAATCATGGGTCAAACATTATAGCTGGCAAACACAATAAACCTGTGTCTAGTACTGTTAGTGTTATAGATGATGCAGAACTTTATCAGTTTGAAATGAATCAAGGGTTTACATCTACACAACAAGCAGAGGTTTGGTTCTGGAATAATGCAGAGCAGTCAATGACTATGAGCCAAACAATCGTTGGAGACAGTGGCAGTACTATAACTCAATCATTAGAAATTCCTGGTTCATGTACAAATTACAATGGCTGTGGTTATAAAGACACCGGCACTAACACTATTGTAATTGGTAGTAACAATGAAACCGACTACGATATTGCATCAACATTTAATTTTTCTGTACCAGCATCTCCTAATACTCACATGGGAGCTGACCTAAAGAACCCATCGCTTACGCTATCTTTTACACTACCAGATTTTGTAGAGAATTTTGAAGCAGTAAATGAATGGGAAGAGATTGAGTTTAAAGAAGAAGAGATATGGGCGGAAGAACTATTCCAACAGTTCTACATGGAGGAGGAAGAATTTTTTTTTACATCACCATCTATGAGTTTTGATACCTTTGAACCACCTGAAGAATATATAATGGAGTATGAAGATGAAGCTGTTGAAGAAATGGATATGGAATTTGAGTATGAAATATTCAATTATGAAAGCGAACAACCTCCTGAAGAAACACCGATGATGTATGAAGAAGTGTTTACAGAAGAAATGTTTGAAGACACACCGCCACCAGAAGATATGAAAGAAGAAGAAGAAAAAGAATTTGAACTAGAAAATTTTTCATCGGAAGAGGCCCCAGAAAAATTGGAACCCGTTACAAATTCTCTTGATATAAAAAATAAAATTACAATAGACCACGTTGTTGTTAAGACTAAGATAGATATGTTAAAGTTTGAAGACGCTTTAAAAGTTAGCCTTATCTTAAAAGCTCAACCTATTCTAGTTGATATATTGTTCTACCCTTCTATTGACTTATACCCAAATCAGTTGTCCATCTCAGACAATCGTGCTATATATAAAAACGTACAGTTTATTGCTAACGATCCTTTACTCATATATGAAACTAAACTTAGGGACAATAGGCATGGGCAGTATATAAAAATAAAAGAGTTGGAAGGTATGACATGGATAAATTAAAACAAAATTTAGGAAGCATTGTAACTCTTATTGCAATGGTTGGCGCTATTGGTGGAGGTTTTGTAAAATATGGTGAGATTGTAACCAAGCTAGAAGTTTTAGAAAAAAAAGAGTACAGCTTTGAAACTGTAAACTTAACTCCACTAGAAGAAAGATACAATGCACTCGTTGATAAAATTAATGATAACCATGGTACTCTTATAGAAAAAATTAACATCAATAAAAATGATGTGCTAACTAATAAATCAAATCAACTTATCTTAAAAGCAGAGAACGAGTTGTTCTCAAGCAGACTTGATGAGATGTATCTTAAAAACTCTAACCCATTATTACAGTGAAGGAAAACAAAACATGATGCAATTACTTAGTAACCTAGAAAAAAAAGCTCAACGTTTAGTCAACAGTGCCTTTGTAAACTGTTCATGTAACAAAGGCCCTAAAAGATTAAAGACTTCTGTATGGCTCTCTATACTCGTTACAGTGATGGTTCTTGTTTTGGTTCTATAATTGGTGGCTTATAATCTTTATGGCTTAACAAAAGCTGTATGAAGTAGTCTATCTTTACAGCAACCAAGCAATCCTCTCTATCTTCTTTGAGTATCAGTGCGTCTGCTCTGCCTATCCATTTGTGTAAAGTTTTAAATCCTGAACCAGTCTTCCTTGCTTTGACTTCAAGTATGCAGTTAGGATTAACAACGGCTATATCGTGTGGAAAATCTTTTAATGCTCCCGACAAGGGCTGTCGTTTTGCCGACAACCCTTTGTCATTTAGATAATGAACTAAATTATTTTCAGTTCTATATCCTTTTTGCTTGCTTGCTCTCCCTCCCATTAATCAACCCATCTTTTATCTATAACAGGACGCAACTGTCTGCTGTCTTGTGGTCGCCCTGTCTTTTCCATTAAACCTTTTCTGATCAGTTCTTTGACAACAACGTATGTGCCAGATACGGAACTAATATTACATTCTTTTCTTATCTCGTCATACGTTGGGCTTAGTCTTTCTTTCCTTACATACTCTACTATGTATTGATAGACTTTAAGCTGTTGCTTTGTCATGTTGAACCTTTCATCTGCTCTCATTTAAAATGGTATTCCTTCAAAGTCGGAAGAAACTCCTTCTACTTTATTTGCTGGCTGTTCGAAGGTAGCACTGTCTCCTCGGCTATCTAGTAGCTCTATCTTACTATCGAATCTATCAAGATGAACCTCTGCTTGCTTAACATTAACGCCATCTTTTTCCCAGTTTTTGTAAGTCAACCTTCCTTGCAGTAAAACTTTGCTACCTTTTTTCGTGTAAGATTCTAATACTTCTGCAAGCTTCTCGTCCCACACTACAACCTTGTGCCACTCCGTTATCTTTTCGCCTTTCATTTTCTTATGAGTAGCTATAGATAACAATGCATACTTACCACCTTTGACTGTTTCTTTTATGTCTGGGTCTGCTCCAAGATTTCCTATTAAAGTTATTTGATTATACATATTTTCTTCCTCATTTGTTATTGTTGTTGTATTATGATTTAAATTTTATTTGTTGTCTACTTTATTCATATCTTTACACAACCTTTCTAACCAACTTCTGTGATGGTTAGCTTGGTTATCCATTCGATCAACGAACTCTATAGGCAACGGCAGTCTAGGATATCTAAACTCCCTTATCAACTTGTCCGTACATTCTTCTAAGAAGACTAACGGATAAGTTTCTAAGATTTTAAAGTACTGCACTAATCCTAATTCATTAGGAGCTTGTGTGCCAAAGGTACTTGCTATTGTTTCTATTGCAATAGCAACATCTTTACTTGTTGCTAATTTTAATTTTGATTTTAGCTTTGGTATTATCTCTTTGATTTGATTGTCAATCTCATTTGTGTTTGAGTAGTTTGGTAGGTAAGACTGAAACCTTATCTCGTATACTCGCAACATCATAGATTCTGTTACGTCTTGCTTGAACAACTTCGGGATCAGTCTGATTACTTTTTCTTTGTAGTCTTGACTGCTTGAAACTGACTGCGTTTCTAAGCCATTTCCTAAAGAGTGCGTCCCAATCTGCTGAGAGTTTAGCCTCGCTAATGTAGTAGTCTTTGAATTGTTTGTGTTCATCGTTTATATTTACCTCATTGAATAATATTATTAACTCTTCTAAAACATTTTCATCTGGATAGTACTGGTGTACTGTAGTCTTATCCTCTGATAAAATTATTTTTACGGCAAGGGCCTCACACCAATTAACAAAGTTTAATGCGTTTGGTGTACACTCTTCTCTCTCCCATTTGCCCACGTTCTTTTCGTTGACACCTATAAGAGTAGACGTTTCTTCCGCTGATATCCTAAGATACTGCCGTCTCTTTTTTAGTCTAGCAATGATATCGCTATACATTTTTTGCTTGTCCTTTCTCTAGCATTTTGATTCCGTTTAAGATATCAGAAGATACAGTTTGTAAATGGTTGTATAATATAGGTTCTTTGTATTTTATTAACTTTACATCTATCCGATGCAGTGACCAAATCTCAAGAACTTCTTCTTCAGTCACTGCATTTAAAAGATTAGTTTTAATTTCTTCATATCTTTTTTCATGCAATTCATCAAATGATTTTATATCATAGTCCATTATTTTACCTCTGGTGCTGATTTAATTAATTCACTTACTTCTACTTTAGCTTCATTTTTTTTATGGTCTTCTTTAAATTCATCTGCTTCTACGTCACTGTAAATGTACGCATGAGCATCTAGTATTTTTAGAATACATCTGTCGACTGCTCTCTTTTCTGCCATAGCATAAGGAAACTTATTGCTAGAATTACTTGTGCTAGCTTCTCCGAAAGATTCTATATGTCTATCGTTTTTGTAGGCATGACATTTTATTAGGACATCAGGTGCAAAAGATAAGCAATCTAAGTTCCAAGTAATATTTTCTTGCATGGCTACTCTTTCTAAAGCGTTATGTTTTATAATCCATAATTGTTTCTTGCCAACTTTTAGTTGCCAGAAATCTTCTGCTGTTAATTTATAATTTTCTTTAAATTTTTTCACTAGTTCTTCTGAGTATGGTGTTGTGTTAGTCATTAGTTTTTCTCCTTGTTTATTATTGCTGGTTGTGTGTCTGTTATAACGTAAGCCCAAAAAGCTTTCTCGTATTCTAACAGACGATTGGTAAACTCTTCGTCTTTATAAATTAATTTGAACTCATGCCTGTCGTTTCCAAAGATAACTGATAAGAATATTGAATCTACATTTGCCACATACATATAGTGTTGCATTTGTGCCATGTAAGTTTCTATAACTTGGGGCATTTTTTTCCAAGACGCTGTGTGTTTGTACTCTACTAAACAATCTAATCCTGGTATGTACCCATCATAGTGTGCGTAACAAATTCCACCTTTAGGTGTAAGTTGCACCGGGTGTTCCTCTCTTAACTGCCCCTCACTATATGGTTCCCAAGCACCTACATTTAATTTTGTTTGTAAAAATTTTTCATTGACAGACTCTGTTGCTATTCCGACTTGAACGTTTACTTTACTGCTAAAGTCATATGGTTCTTGTCGTTTAGTTTTTAACAACCATAAGTTATACCAATCTCTTTTCATTAAGGCATAGGTATCACTGCCACCTATACCTCTCTCTCTATTTATAGTTACGTCAATCATAATCAATCTTCCCTTTCTTTAACTATATGTTTTAAAACATTTACAAAGCCACAGTATTCTTCTTCAAGGTTTTCGTTATAACACAGATGCCAGGCGGATTTTATTAGCTTGATTGAAAACATAATTTGCCCTTCTTCTATGTAATCTTTGTCTTCAATTTCTCTGTATGTATTGTATTGCCCAGATTTTAACTCGTTGGCTATGTCTGCAATCTTGGCAAAAGTATCACCAATTTCTGCAGCTAAACCTTCCCATTCTTGGAATTCCAAAGAAGGACTTTTAAGTAACACTTCACACTCTACTGCGGAAGTTTCAATATCAGTTAGCTTTTCCATTAGATAACCTTTGTGTTTATTTGTATCTGGGTGTATTGCTTGACTCTTAAAGCTTATATTTTTTTCCATTATTTTATCTCCATATTTTCATACATTAATTTTTGAGTTTTTATTCCTATATCTTTATGGCTATAAAGTCCCCACATATAGTGATACATTTCAGTCATGCTTAAGCCACCATAAATTTCTTTGTAAGCTTGTAAATCTTCAGGTATTCTTATATGCAAATGCCCTTCCTGGTCATACCATCTTAAAAGATATGGTCTTATTAAATCATTTTCTTTATACACTATCCAATATCCATAGTGAGTGCGACGATTTAAACTGTGTAATAAACGTTTTATTTTTCCTGATATTTTACTCATAGTATTCTCCTTTTCTCTTCTATTAATCTTAAGATTGCTTGGCCACATTCGTACCAACCATGCGACGCATCGTCTGCTTTTCTTTGACCCGTTTCAAAATCTGAAAAACGTGTCTCTTCATAGTCTTCGATAACTTGATTACAAAATATTTCTACTTGTAATAATATTTTTGGTGCTATCATAGTACACTCCTATTCTCTTTTATTAATTCTAAAATTGTTTTGCTACATTCGTAGAAACCATCTATGTATTCATCAATGTCATCGATGTCTAATGCTTCATAGTCTGCGATAGCTTTACTACAAAATATTTCTATTTGATTTGTTTTATCTTTCTTGATTAGTGCTACTAATAATGCTCTATTGTTATAAGTATAAGCCATTTTAATTTTCCCTTTTGTTTCGTTCCTCGTGATAAATGTAATAACTTTCTTTTAATAACTCTTGGTAAATAGTAAAGCTTGACCCCCAAGTAATATCTTCTGTTTCATATAATGCTCCAGACTTTTCACACAGATAGTATAACTCTTGCGCCGACTCTAAGAAATCTTCAAGGCTATCAGAGTTTTTAATTTTTCTGTGCAAGTCTATCCAAAATAGATCACGCTCCATCATCATTTGATTTTTAACCGATCCCATTGAAACTACTCCCTTCTATACTTTTAAATTCTTCTGCAATTATTTCTTTAGTTTTGTAACCTCCAAGTTTTTGATATAACATTCTTATATTGTAAGTTAAATCATAGCTTATTATATCTACTTCTACTTGCTCGCGGTTCGTAAATCTGTAGTTAAATTCTGCTTCAGTCATAATATTAATCCCTCAATTAATTATATTCCTTTTGTTTTTTTACAGACACGAAGCCAAAGGAAATATAAAAGACTTCGTGTCTGCTAGTTAAGCACCGAATGTGGAGGCCCATCAGTAAGTTACTCTAACTATTGTATGTGCAATAATTACCAGCAACCATAGACTTTAAAGTCATACGTTCTTGCTACGTATGATATCTATTAGAAGACACGTTTACTTAATTAATCTCATAAAATTGGTTGTAATATGATAAGTGTCCAGCTGATCATCTGGATAGTACTGGTGTACTGATTAACTTTTCTTCTTTAAATCCTTCTTCTAGCTTGCCGCTTTAAAGTGTTTTAGAATTCGCCTTTGTCCACCTCACTGCTTAACAACTAATTAAGCATCGAATCCTATTGACTACTCAAACAGACCTTAGGTCTTTATGGTTCACAATAGTATGACTACTTAATTAATCTCTACATTACTTATACATTATATTATACTAACTTATATATTAGTACAAGTAATTTTGTTACGTTGATAAATATAATAATAGCACTGCCATTAGCCATGCTGATATTAGTGTGTAAGCTACAAGCTTGCATATAAATACACGCATTACCTAATACTCCATATCATTTATATTACATGGTTCGAAATACATATCTCTTTCTATTTGTGGTACGCCAAACATTTTCAATTCCCTTATTTGTTTAAGAGGAATTGTTCCGTATTCAGGTGTATCACAATTAATCATAGCCCAGCCCCATACGATTTCTTCTTCTTCATCGCAATAGTTATGTAGCCACCATGTACCAGCACCATAAGGATTGAAAAGTTTAACTATAGCTTTGTCACTTTTATTTTTCCTTAAATTTTCTATGTCTGTTTCTCTTAGTAGTTCCATTTGATTCTCCTTAGTTATATATTTAGATTAAATAAATTTTCATTGCAGTATTAAAGCTAAAATTTAGAGTTCGATTTGAAGGAATTGCAACCCCCCCTCTACTTCAAGCGGTGTTGCACTTGCAACACACATCAAAGCTTCTCACCGCAGGTGAGTAAGTTAATCTAATCCTCAGCCTAGAAAAAAATTTAAATTAGGCACCTCTCTTGTTAGGAGAGATACCTAATCTAGGTATAAGTTATTATTTAGTTAACTTATATGCTTCCTTTCTAGCTTTCTGCTCTTCTTGTTTAGCATTATACCTTGCCATAGTATCGGTTTGTTGTTGCATCTTAACAACGTTACCTGTTGCAGGGTAAGGTACATACATTTTCTTAGCTTTATTTAAGTAAGATATTTCAGCAACTATTTGCATCTCTTTGTATATAACAACTTGAGCTTCTAACTTATCTTGGTAATCTAAAGCGTTACTTAATTGCACATCAAGTTTAATGTTGCTTGGATCAATTACAAGTTCTTCATGCCAAGCCTTAGCTTCACCTCCTTTATCTGCTATACTTTTATGTGCACTTTGAGTCATTCTAGATATAGCACTAATTAAATTTCCAGTCATTCTAACATCTAGAAAGTAGCTTCTGCTTTCAACTATACCTTCAAATGCTTCTTGCAATAAAGGTAGTACAGATTCTAATCTCTGAGCGTTGCTACCTTTGTAGTTTTCGTTCTTAATTAAATCTTTGTAACTATCTTCAAGCTTGCTTATCGCCGATTGATCCTTGCTTTCTTCCACTTCACTGCTTTCACTCATAAAATCAGAAGTTTTCTTATTTAAATTTGTCATTTTTTCGTTTCCTTTAGTTTGGTTGAAGTTTTAAATTAACACCCACCGAGCATATCCAAACAAGTATGTCATCTCGCACTTGCGAGGCTTGAATATTTATTTGAAGATAATTTGTGTAGGCAACACGCCATCTGTCAAGGGTGAAGCGAATAGCTTCATAGCACATGCCCTTGACAGATTACTTGGGCCCTAACAGCAAATGCTTTGCTGTTAACTTACCAAGGGTAATAGCTGTACTAGGCACAACAAAAAAATATTTGACATACTTGTTTGGATATGCTGTGGACTTGGTTAATTATAAAACTTCAACCAAACTAAAGGAAGCACCTTAGAAAAAATGACAAATTTAAATAAGAAAACTTCCCTCCCATCGAGTCCTATAATCATAGGAGTCAGTGGGTTTTAAAATGACCACTTCACTTGTCATTTTAAAACTATTCTAGAGCGTTAAGCGACCTCTATTATCATGAGCTTTAGCGAACTGATGATACTTGTCAATGCAAGTGTTTACCATATTCTTTGACCCGTGTCAAAGAAGAGCACACCTTTTTTTCGAATAACGCTGAGAAAAAAAGCCAATCAGTAACATATCTATGATATGGCTTATTGGCTGTGTTATGGTATATCAGATGCCATGGGTAGAACCATGGTGAATGATAAACCATATATGCTGTGGACTTGGGTTAATTATTGCTATCTTGCAGAATAACCATTATGTTGGCTTGACATGTTAAAGCTTAGGTGCGATAACTATCCAAGGGGAATGATATGAAATTAGCAAAGACAATGAATATACAGATAAGTAGTAAAGCTAAGTTATTAGTTGATACTCTCGTATCTACTGGTTGTACTATTACAAAAGCATCTAAGCTAGCAGGATATAAAGGAAATAGTTCTAGAGTATCTGCTTCTCGTATGTTACGTAAACCAGAAGTACAAGAGTACATGGCTCAAGAAGTCCGTAGGTCTTTCGGTTTACTCTCGGCTAAAGCTATATCTAAGATTAGTCAGTTAAGTTCTGGTGCTAAGAGTGAGTATGTTGCACTAGAAGCTAGCAAAGATATACTAGATAGGGCTGGGTTCAAAGCACCTGACCAGCACCAGCATTTGCTGGGCGGTAATTTGTCTGTGAATATTGATTTGGGCTAGGCCATGGTATATCCATGGTCATTCGCCCCCATCTTTCGATGAGGGGGGGGCGAAAAATTGAATCTTGACATCTAGTAATGGTGTTGCTCACAGAATTTTTTCCTTCAAGGTTCGTTCAACATATGATATAAGTTATTGGTGAACACAATTACAAAGGAGAATGACATGGCAAAAGGCAAACCGCACTACCTTCCAAATGGTAAAACATATACTGGTTCTACTCATAAAACGAATGGTAAACTAATGAGTGGTGTAAAACATACAACGACAAGTAAACTTTTAAGCCACACTAAAAAGAAATAAGTATTATGAAAACTCCAGCTTGGACAAGAAAAGAAGGCAAGAATCCTAAAGGTGGACTCAACGCTAAAGGTCGTGCTTCATACAAAGGTGGTACATTAAAAGCTCCTGTTAAGTCTGGAGACAATCCCAGGCGATCATCTTTCCTAGCGAGAATGGGCAATATGAAAGGCCCTGAAAAAAAAGATGGTAAACCTACAAGACTTCTGTTATCGTTGCAAGCATGGGGAGCATCAAGTAAAGCTGACGCTAGACAAAAAGCAAAGAGAATGTCTGTCAGGTTAAAGAATAAAAAGGATAAATAGATGGCATACAAAGTCGGTGACAACAAGAACCTAGGCAAGAAGAGAACTAAATGGGAGGAACGAAAAGCTAATAATAGAACATATACTGGTACTTTAAAACTAGGACAACAACCAAGAGGAAACGATGGGGGGCTTGTATTTAAAAACGCAAGAGGTGGTTGGCAAGAAAAAAGTAATATTAAGCTTCCTTTAAGAAAACCAGGAAGTGACATTAAGCTTCCTTTAGGTCGTACTGTTCCGTTATCTCAATCAGCACCCAAAGCCGTTAAACATACAAATACAGCAAACACAGACTTTGATAAGCGTTTTAATTCAATCGCAGGAAATGACAGACTAGATAGGAAGAGAGCTCTTATGAGTTCAAAGGCATATAAAACTAAATACAACAAAAGCGTGAACCATCTAAATAATAAAGATTATAAGCCACCAGTTATTAACAAACTTTTACCATTATCAAATATTAATTCAAACTTTAAACTGCTTAATAAAGCTAGTTCTGCTGTGTCTGATTATGTAGTTAAACAAGCAGAGAGATATGTACATAATGTACAAGGAAATAAAGGAAACGAAATTTTAGGTGTCCCATTGGAAACTTTAATAACAGCAGGAAAAAAAATTGCTACAAGTTCTAAGAACACTATAAAAGGTGGAAGAAATTTATACAAAGCAATTACTGAGGCAAGCAATGTAAAAAGAATGAAGGCTGATGTAAATAAAGCGACAACTAAAGGAGTATCATTGTTGAATCTTATCGCTGGTAAAGCTGATGCTGTAATAAATAAACCAAAAAATAGATTCGAGGAAAGAAAAAACAGACCTGTTCTGAGTTTAGCGGAATATCAGAAACAATACGAAAAAGGCATAGACCCCTCATTTGTTGGAAAGATGCGTAGAAGAGCAGCTTTAAGAAATCCTAGTAAGTACAAAAGTCTGTTTTTTACTGATTAAAAGGAATTAATCTATTACTAATGAGAACAAAAGCTGACATTGAACGAGAGCTTGCAATTCTTTTGAAAACATATAAAATATTATGTGATACGATTCAAGAGAAAGAAGAAATTATTTTGGCGTATCAAGATTTATTGCACGATGAACATAGAAGAAGAGAGGTTTCCTTCCATTGAAAGTAGTCCCAGTAACAACAAACCCTAATGGAAGAAACGACACTAGGAGGAATTATGAAGAAGCGAGAGCCGTTAGAGGTAAAGCATAGTTTTAAACAGAAGCGAACTCCACGAAAGTTAATGTCTAAGTTAGAGAAGATGGAGAAACGTGCTGAGAATATGATGCTTAACGAGAAGAAACATAAAGACGCAGAAGTCAGTAGAAGAATTTTCCAATACATTGAGCTTAAAATGATTAAAGGTCATTCAAAAGAAGAGGCAACTCGTATGGCTGAACAACTTATAATGAACCAAGCTTAATGTCTAGTATATTTAAGAAGGTTATGATTAAGGATTTAGGTGCATTGCGTACTGTTGTAAGGACACAACACATGAAACACTACCCAGAATCACATATTAATGACTATGAAGCAGACCGCATTATAGAATCTTTATCCGAAAACGCAAAAGAAAAACTAATTAAGTTAGCTGTAGACTATGGGATCACTGAATTATAAACCCGATGGGGAAACACTAAAGCTTTTTCTAAAGGACGAAAGTTTCTTCAGAGGATTAAGAGGCCCTGTCGGTAGCGGTAAGTCTGTTGCTTGTTGCATTGAGGTACTAAGGCGTGCCTTGTTGCAGAAAGTAGGAGAAGACGGCAAAAGAAAATCAAGGTGGGCTGTTATTCGTAACACAAATCCACAACTGAAAACAACAACAATCAAAACATGGCTGGACTGGTTCCCTGAAGAAGAATGGGGAAACTTTCATTGGAGTGTACCATTTACACACCACATAAAGAAAGGGGATTTAGACCTTGAAGTTATCTTTTTAGCCCTTGACAGACCTGAAGATGTAAAGAAATTGCTATCATTAGAGTTAACAGGTGTGTGGATTAACGAAGCAAGAGAGATTCCGAAGTCTATTGTTGACGCTTGCTCGATGCGTGTTGGTCGTTATCCTTCTATGAGAGATGGTGGCCCTAGTTGGTATGGTGTAATTTGCGATACTAACCCTCCAGACACAGATCATTGGTGGGCAATCATGGCAGGAGAGAGTGTATTGCCTGATTATATTTCTAAACAAGAAGCTAAAATGCTAGTAAGACCAGATAACTGGACGTTTTATAACCAAGCTGCTGCGATGTTAGAGGTAAGAGACACAACAAAACAGATAACAGGGTACGAACAAAACCCTTTAATAGAGAATCAAAAGAACTTAACGAAAGATTACTACAAGAATATCATTAGAGGTAAGACAAAATCTTGGATAGACGTATATGTATGCAACAAACTAGGACAAGTAAGCGATGACAAACCTGTCTATGAAGCGTTTAGGCAAGATGTACACGTTGCTAAAGGTGACCTTGCTATCGCAGATGGTGTTCCAGTATTTATGGGAATTGATTTTGGCTTAACTCCTGCTTGTGTATTTGCACAAAGACTAAGAGGAAGGTGGATTGTATTTGATGAATTGGTGGCAGAAGATATGGGTATCGTTAGGTTCTCTGAGTTAATGAAAAGCTATATGGCACAGTGGTTGCCAAGAGAATTTATTATATTTGGTGACCCTGCTGGAGACCAGAGAGTACAAACAGATGAAGCAACTCCTTTCCAGATACTAAGAGGGCGTGGATTACACGCAAGACCAGCACCATCTAATGATGTTGCACTAAGATTAGAATCAGTGACTGCTGTATTAAGTCGTTTGACAGATGGAGAAAGCGGAATGATTATAGACCCGAAGTGTAAAAACTTAATCAGAGGGTTTATGGGTGGATATCACTATAGACGTATGCAAGTTTCAGGAGAAAGATACGATGAAAGACCTAATAAGAATAGGTTTTCTCATGTTCACGATGCGTTCCAGTACTTATTATTAGGAGCAGGTGAAGGAAGAGCATTGACTATAGGACAAAAACAAAGTAAACCTGTAGTAGCAAAAAGAAGTTTTAATGTATTTACTGTAAAACCACACTCAGTTTACGAAAGGCGAAGATAATGTGTATAGGAATGGGCAAAGCTCCCTCACCTCCCCCACCTTTAGAAGAAGATGCTAGCGTTCTTGAGCAAAGAAAGAGAATGAGAGACGATCAGAATAGACAAATGACAGAAGACAAGGAAGACCAATTCGAACAAAGAGTCGCTGCATACTCAGGTAAGCAGGGTCGAAGGTCTTTATTAACAGGAAGAAAAGGTGGAACAGGTTACGGCATGAATAGTAATCTTCAATCTGGTAAAACTTTAGGTATCTAATGGTTATAGACGTAAGACCTGTAGCAACAGAAAATTATGGTGACGATGATATTAAGAGATTGATGTCTCGCTACAAGAAAGCCCAAGCTATTAAAGACTTGTGGCTACCTGTGTTCGAAGAGTGTTACGAGTTTTCCTTACCGCAAAGAGAAAGTTTTTATAGCGAGACTATAGGCAGAAGAAGAAGTGATCGTATCTTTGACGAGACTGCTGTAGTTGGTGTGCAAGAATTTGCAAGTAGATTGCAAGCTGGTATAGTTCCTAACTATGCTAGATGGGCTGACCTTGTAGCAGGCTCAGAAATTCCAAAAGATGACCAAAAAGAAGTAAACCTTATGTTAGATGACGTAACGGAATACGTCTTCGAAGTATTGCAGAACTCTAACTTTGCACAAGAAGTGCATGAGACGTTTCTAGATGTTGCAGTTGGTACAGGTGTTCTACTTATTGAAGAAGGAGATGCTGTACAACCGATAAGATTCAAAGCGATACCCTTACCTCAGATAGTATTGGACTCAGGACATGACGATAAAATAGACCATGTCTTCCGTAAAAGAAAAATTAGAATGAAAGACCTCCCTTATGCTTATCCTAATGGCACTATGTCAGAGAAAATGGCTATGGAAATGGAAAAGAATGGGGATATGGAGTGCGAAGTTTTAGAAGTTGTCTATAGATTATACGAAAATACTAAGGAAGAAGAGCATAGATACTGCGTTATTGCTACTAATTACGAACATAAGATAGTAGAAACAGCCTTCAAAGGACTAGGTTCTAACCCTTATGTAGTATATAGATGGTCAAAAGTAGCAGGAGAAGTGTATGGTAGAGGCCCTTTACAGTTAGCATTGCCAGCAATTAAGACTTCTAACCTTGTTATTGAGTTAATATTAGAGAATGCACAGATGGCTATCTCTGGTATGTATCAAGTAGAAGACGATGGAGTTATAAATGTAGATAACATTGCTCTTATACCTGGCACTATAATTCCTAAAGCCGCAGGTTCTAGTGGGCTACAGCCTATAGCTCCTGCTGGTAACTTTAATGTTTCCGATTTAGTATTAAGAGATATGAGAACTAACATTAAGAAAGCTTTGTATAATGATATGCTAGGCACTGCTAATGAGAAGACTCCTATGACAGCAACAGAAGTCGCAGAAAGAATGGCTGACTTGTCAAGAACTATAGGAGCAGCGTTTGGTAGATTGCAAGCAGAGTTAGTTAACCCTGTTCTTCAAAGAGTTATTTATATTCTAAAGAAACAAGGAAGAATACAAGTTCCGGTTGTTAATGGTAGAGAAGTAAAGATACGCTCCTCTTCGCCACTAGCACAAGCACAGCAACAACAAGATGTTGCAACGATTGACAGATTCTTGGGTATGATTCAGACTAGAGTAGGCCCTGAACTTACCAATATTTTAGTGAAGCAAGACGAGGTGGCAAAGTATGTTGCTAAGAAGCTTGGTGTTCCTGAAGAGCTAATACGTTCTGAAGAAGAAATGCAACAAGCGGCACAACAAATGCAACAGATGATGGCACAACAACAACAGCAACAGCAGGGGCCGCCAGTTGAGGAAGCCTAAGAATTACAGCAGTAATTATTAGGAGGTAATAATATGCATAAATCAGTACTGGTTATCAGTGACTTACACATTCCCTATCATCATAAAGATTCCTTTGAATTTCTAAAAGCAGTAAAGAAAAAATTTAAACCTGACACTGTGGTCAACATAGGAGACTTACTTGACTTCCACGCAATCTCAATGCACGAACATAACCCAGACCTACCTAGTGCTGGAGACGAATTAAATCTAGCAAAGTCTTATGTTAGAGAATTAGAACAAATCTTCCCAGACGTAACAGAAGTTCATTCCAATCATAGTTCATTAGTATATAGGCGTGCAATTAAGTATGGTATGTCCTCTCAATTCCTAAGACCTTACGGAGATTTCTTGGGTACAAAGAATTGGAAATGGGTTGACGATTTGACACTTGAGATGAGCAATGGTAAAAGAGTACACTTCACACATGGCAAGAGTGCAGATGTATTAAAGGTTTCACAGGCTATGGGAATGTCGGCAGTGCAAGGACATTATCATACAAAACTATCTATATCTTACTGGGCTAATCCTGATAATATTTATTGGGGTATGCAGGTGGGGTGTTTAATAAACCAAAAATCTTTAGCTTTTAGTTACGCTAAAAACTTTAGTACAAGGTTTATGTTAGGGTGTGGCATCATTATAGACGGAATACCTAGATTGTTGCCAATGGTTTTAAACAATGACGGAGATTGGATTAAGGAGGTTGTATGACGGACGAGACGAACCCAGTTTATTATCAAGCAGGAAAGTGTGCTTGTGGTAAATCTTTACAGACCTATGATTATGTAAGACATTTACCATATCCTGAAGCTAGTGCAATTAAATATATCACTAGGCACAGACAAAAAGGAAAAGCATTAGATATAAAAAAATCTATATGGTTTTTAAAATCAATATTAAAAGAAGAGTATGGAGAAGAATATGCCGAATAAAAAAGAACAAACTTTAATTGGACTTGATAATTATAAAAGAAATCCAAATGACGAACAAAATTTAAATAGTATATTTGCTGTTTCTTTTACAACACCAGTAGGAGCAGAAATACTTTCGTATTTAAAAAGTATAACAACTGAATCTGTTGCTGGTCCTGAAATATCAAACGAACATCTAAGACATTTAGAAGGGCAGAGATATATAGTAGGGCTTATTCAAAGAAGAGTAAACAAAGGCAGAAGTCAAAATATTGTAAAGGATAAACAAGATGCAAGAAAATGAAGTAATGGAAAACCAAGAAGAAGCAAGCTTAGAAGGAGAGGCAACAACAACTGAACCTTCTCCAAGACCTGACTTTATACCAGAAAAGTTTTGGGACATAGACACCGGCAATATAAATCTAGAAGAGTTTGGTAAGTCTTATTCTAATCTAGAAAAATATGTAGGTGGGAAAAAAGACGAGCTTAGGCAAGTTGTTATAGACGAGTTAAATTCTGAAGCAGAAGCGTCTGCCCCTGAAGCTTATGAGCTTCCTCCTTTGCCTGAAAATATTACGGAAGAAATGATAGAAGCAAACCCTATGACAGATTGGTGGGGCAACTTTTGTAAAGAAAATGCTTACCCTCAAGAAATATTTGAAGAAGGTATTAATAAATATATAGACAGTTTTGTTGATGCTTCCCCTAACTTAGAACTTGAAATTAAAAATCTTGGAGAAAATGCAAACGCAAGATTAGATGCTGTTAACAGTTGGGCTTCTTCTTTTTTCTCTCCAGAAGAGTATGAAGTTGTAGCTACTTCATTAGGTTCTTCTGCACAAGGAGTAGAGGCTTTAGAACGAATCATTGAATCTCAACGTGAAGGTATCTCTAGGTCGGGCAATGTTGCTCAACCAGAAAGAGCTTTAACTTTAGATGACGTAAGGTCTATGATGAAAGATAAGAGATACTTTGACTCAAGGGAACGTGACCCATCTTTTGTTAGAAAAGTAGACGAAGCTTTCTCAAGACTTTATCGTGAATAATGTTATATGTAGAAAAAACTACACCAGAAGACTGCTTTAGACTTGCACCAAATCTAAAGCAGTTGGATAAATTTGAAGTTGCTTTATGGGGATTTGATCCATTGCAAGCTTTGCTTTTACCTTTTAGGTACAAGACTCTTAGTAAACATACTTACACTGTCTTTGATAAGAGTGACAATATAGTCGCTATATTCGGTGTTACTCCTGTTACTAACAAACCAACATCAGGAAGAATATGGTTACTCTCATCTGATTTGTTAGAAAAAAATTTCTTTTATTTTCTTAAAGTTAATAAAAAATGGCTTCGTTACCTAGAAGAAGACTATAATCATCTTTCAAATTATATTACAGAAGAACACGAAACCTCAATCAAATGGTTAAAGTGGCAAGGTTTTAGCTTTGCTGAAAAACCAATGCTTGTCAAAAATGTAAAAGTGTTGTATTTCTATAAGAGATTACACAATGTAATCAAATATGGTACACAGCCCATATTAGAAGAGATTGGCCCTAAATGGACAACCCATTTAATCTAAGTTGGAGAACTGTTTAATTTTTAATATTAACTTTTATAAAGGAGAGACATTATGTCTACATCTATAAGTACTGCCTTTATTAAACAGTTCGAAGCCGAAGTCCACATGGCATACCAACGTATGGGTTCTAAGCTTAAAGATACTGTTAGGCAGATTAATAACGTAACTGGTAGCCAAGCACGTTTCCAAAAAGTCGGAACTGGTTCTGCTGTGTCTAAATCAAGACACGCAATGATTCCAACTATGGAAGTTGCTCACACTACTGTGGACGTAACACTAGCTGATTTCTACGCAGCAGATTATGTAGATTCACTAGACGAATTGAAGACAAACATTGACGAACGTCAAGTTCTAGCTCAATCAGCTTCTGCTGCTTTGGGTAGAAAAACCGACCAACTTATCATTGATGTTTTAAATGCAGGTTCAAATTCAAACAATATTACTCATGGTTCAGCCGCACTTACTTTGGCTAAAGCTTTAACAGTATATGAAGAATTTGGAGCGGCTGACATTCCTGATGACGGACAGAGATTCTTTATAGTATCTCCTGCGGCTTGGGCTGACCTATTACAAATAGACCAGTTCTCTCGTGCAGAATATGTCGGTGAAGCTGACCTACCATTTGCAGGTGGTTTAACAGCTAAAAGATGGCTCGGCTTTATGTTCTTTACTCACTCTGGTTTAACTCTTACGAGTTCATCTAGAGACTGTCATGCTTACCATAAATCTGCGGTTGGTCTTGCAACTGGAGCTGATATCAGGACTGAGATTAATTACATTCCTGAAAAAGTAAGTAATTTAATAACATCATATATGTCAATGGCAGCAGTCATGATTGACAATCTTGGTGCTATTGAAGTTCAAGTAACAGAATAAAGGAGAATAAAACATGGCTTATGCAGCAGCAAACCCTATTGCGAAAGTTGCTCAGATGGGTGCAAACTCATTGTGGTACTATTCTGACGGAGACGCTACTTCCGTTATAGTAGGCTCAGGTTACTTTAACTCTACCACTGCTGAATTAAAACAATTTGACATGATTCTTACTGTCGGCACTAATGCTGGCACAGCAGAATCAGACTTGTTAATTGTTAGTTCAGCAACAGGTGCAGCTACAGTTACTACAACTAAATTGGGTTAACACAATTATATGGGGGGACTCACGTCCCCTCATATTTAAGGTATTAAAAAATGGCAGATAGTAAATTTGATATATGTAATAAAGCTTTAGTGTTGGTAGGAGCTAATATAATTTCTAGCTTTACACAAAACAGCACAGAATCAATAGTAGCAAATCAATTATACGAGTCAACATTAGAAGACTTACTGACACGTTGCAGGTGGAGATTTGCCACAAAGCAAGTTCAGTTAAGCCAGAACACAGACAATCCAGACGCAAGATACGAATCTTCATACGCATTGCCAAGCGATGCTTTTATGATACACACTGTTACAGTTGCAGATAATGTAATTATTTATGACAGATATGGACAAAATATATTTACAAATACATCATCGTCTGATACTGTAATTGCAGATTATACTTTTCAACCCTCAGAAAGTATTTTCCCTCCCTACTTCAAGCAGACGTTAGTTTTCGAACTAGCGTCTTTGTTTGCAGGTTCCATCGCAAGAAACGATCAGTTGAGTGTAATGTACGAAGCGAGAGCTTCTAGGCAATTATCTGTTGCAAAATCAATAGATGCTCAAGCACAGACTACTAAAAGAGTTGATGTTAATAGATTTAGGAATGTAAGAAATAGAACTTCATCAAATAACATCACAGCTAATAGTCCATAGTAAGGGGCAATAAATGGCTAGAGCTAGAATACACCAAGGCAATTTTCTAAGAGGAGAATTGTCTCCTAATATATTATCTCGTATAGACCTTGAGGCCTATAGAGGTGGCTTAAAAAAAGCACGCAACGTAATTCCAATAAACCAGGGGGGAGTAGAACGTAGAAGTGGTACAGCTTTTCGTGCAAACTTAGGTGCAGCTTCAAGATTAGAACCTTTTATATTCAACTTAGGTCAAGAGTATATATTTGCATTTCAAAATACTGCCCTTAAAATTTACTCTACAAATGGTACATTGCTACAAACAATAACTAGTTGTGTTTGGGAAACTGCTGATTTGTTTGAAATGGATATAGCTCAAACAGGAGACACAATGATTATTGTGCATGAAAACTTTACTCCGCAAGTTATAACAAGAACAGGAGCTACTTCGTTTGTTAAGAGTGCTTTTGGTTTTGACGAAAGTATAAATGGAGAAAAAGTTTATCAACCTTATTTTAAGTTTGCAGAGAACACAGTTACCTTAGACATTAACCAAACAGCCAAAGGTAACACTAGCGTAACTTGCGTAACTTCAGCAAATTATTTTACAAATGCTTATGTTGGTATGAGACTTAGGTATCATGGAGTAGAGTTATTAATTACAGCATACACTAACGCTACAACTGTAACGGCAACATTAAAAGGCGAAGTTTTAATTGAATTAGATGATGACCCTTTTAAAACAACTCAAGGCTCAGGGGTAGTGGAAGTTACCATGGTCGCACATGGTTTTTCTACTGGAGCAAGCGTTGTATTATCAGGAGCAGAAGATATTAATAATTCTTCTGGAGCTGGTATAGCAGTTGCTAATCTTAATGGTACACATACTATTACTGTAACAGACGATAATCACTTTACATTTGTAGCGGGAAGTTCTGACACAGCTACGGAATCTTTAGACGGAGGTGGAGTGAATGTTAAACTTTCAGGACACCCACCTACACATAACTGGGACGAACAAGTTATTTCTTCTGTAAACGGATTCCCTCAAACAGTAACTTTCCATGAACAAAGGTTATACTTTGGTGGAGTTACAGCTTTGCCAGATGGAATACAAGGAAGTAAGATAGGTTTCTTTAATAACTTTGATGTTGGAGAAGGAGCAGACGATGATTCTATACAAATACAAATTGGCTCAGATCAGATTAATGAGATAAGGCATTTGATATCAGGTAAGAATATACAGATATTAACAAGTACTGGAGAGTTCTATTTAAAACCACCTGTCTCTCAACCTGTTACTCCTACTGATATTAGAATTATACAGCAGTCTACTTTTGGTACTCAGTTAAAATGTAAGCCAAGGCAGTTTGATGGTGCTACTATTTTTATACAAAATAACGGCAAGACTGTTAGAGAATATTTGTATTCAGAATCTGCTGAAGAATATAGTTCGCACAGTATTTCTCTTTTATCTAGTCATTTAATTGATACACCAGTAGACTCAGCGTTGCTAACATCTATGAACAACAGAACCGAACAGTTTTATTTTTTAGTAAATGCAGACGGAACTATGGCAGTATTCCTTTCCCAAAGAGTAGAAAAAATAGCAGGCTGGTTACAATGGAATACAGATGGATTGTACGAATCTGTTGCGTGTACAACAACAGGAATATACGCAGCAGTTAATAGAACAATTAATGGTAGCACTGTTTATGCCCTGGAACAATTTGCTGACAATGCTTTTGACTTACCTACAGACTACACAGAAACAAAAACATTATCAGGTTCTTACCAACCACATGGAGCTCCTGCTGTTAAGACAACATTTTCTTCTACTACAACATTCATTGGAGATGGATTTACTAACGCTCCTAGTGTTGGGGAAACATTCCAATTTGCAGGAAGTGGAACAGTGTATACTATTAACTCTGTTAATGCTACAGGTGGCTCAGGAGAATATACTATTGTTCTTAATGTTGTTGCCTCGCAATCGGCAAACGCTACTATGGTTTTCTTAACAAGCAAAGTATTTACAGGGCTAACAAATCATGCAACTAAAGTTGTTCATGCAACTTCAGGAAGTGAAGAAGGTAGCCCTGTTTATTATTATGGTAGTGGAACAGTTAACGCTAGTGGCGTTTTACTTTTACCAACAGCTACTGCTGGAGCAGATTTTGGTTTAGATTTTACTTTAGAGATGACAACACTTCCAATAGATGCAACTTTAGAAAACAATCAATTAGCTGGATTGCCTAGAAAGATTGGCAAAAGTATAGTAGAATTATCTGAAACTTATAATATGCAAGTTAATTCAAATGATGTTATATTCGCTGAAACAACTTTAAATACTTCTAATGGATTGACAAGCTTTACAGGAAGAAAAGAAGTTTATATTCTAGGTTATAGTTTAGAGCCTATTGTAACTATAACACAAACAACCCCATTACCTATGAGAGTACTGGGAATAACTACGGAGATTTTTTACTAATGTGTCCAGCAACAATCACAGCAATATCAGGTGCAGCAAGTGCTTCTTCTGGTATGCAAATTTTAGGGGCAGTAAGCATGCTTGGGCAAGGTATATCAACAATGGCCTCTGTTAATGCACAAAAACAATCTATGCAATATCAACAGATGCAAGCAAGAATGGAAGAACGCCAGTACAAATCTCAAGCTGAGGCAGAAACATTGCAAGCAAGACAACAACAGCTTGATAGAAAAAAATCTTATTTAAGCCAGCTTTCAACTAACAGGGCTTTAATGTCAAGTTCTGGTATTGAAATGGATTCCTCAAGCTATAGAGCATTTTTAAAAGCTAATGAAAAGACAGCTAAAAAAGATATTAATGCTATAGGTTTAATGGGTGCAGAAGCTAGGTTAAGTAAATTAAGAGATGCACAGCAATCTGCTATGACTGGTAGAGCTGCAAAAGCTAATTACCAATCAGGTGTAGCGACTACTGTAGGCAGGTCTTTGTTGAGTGGTGCTAGTATATACAATGAATTTAAAAGTTGAATAGGAATAAAAGATGGCTCTAAAACCAGAAAAAAAACAAATTAACTATCAATCGCAAATTGGTGTAACTCGTGCTAGAGGTTTTGAATCTATGGCAAATGCTAGCCAAAGGTCAGCAAATGTTTTAGATGGTCTTACTGAAGCTTATTCAGCAAGAGCTTTAAAACATATTCAAGACACAGGCAAAAAAATAGGAGAAGAAGCTGGTGAAAACGCACAGTTCATAGATAGTTCTGTTTCTTATCTTAACGATGATGGAGAAAGCCAAACTATTGAAAGAAGAGTTCCTTTAGAAAAAATAGACACAAATCTTGTTAGTGTGCAGGAAGCTTATGACGATGTAATAGCAAAGCGATATGTTAATGAAAACATCAACGTAATTAATGGTTTTTTAATTGAAGAAAGAATTAACGCTGTAATGAGCAACTCTTCTGCAAAAGATTATATGGTTATAGCTGATGATAAATTAAACGCAATATTAGATTCTGGATTACCTCCTTCTGTAAGGTCATTGTTAGAAACTAAAGCCCGAAGCACAATACAAGAACATGGCTATGTTGTAGAAATGAATTACCAAAAACACGTTGAGTCGGTAGTAAATAATGCAGATAGTGTTGTTATTGAGAAATTATTTTTAAGTGCTTTAAACGGAGAGCCAGTTGATTTAACTGAAGTAGACGATCTTAAAGGCAGTGACGTCCGAGCAACAACTGTAAAAGTAATTAAAAGTAAAATAAACTCAGCAAAATGGGTAGGAGAATTAATAAGTAATTCTTCTATTAAAGATTTAAGCAAAGCATCTCTTGCTGATGTTCAAGGTTCTATAAAAGATTTAACTGCTATGGGGCTTTTACTTAACTTACAAACTAAAAAAATAACTTTAAACAATGGAACGATTGTAACAAGTGAAGATGTAATGAGTAACGTTTTAAGTAATGATTATAGAAATGAAATAATAACACAAATAAATAAAACAAGAGAATCTATGAATCAATACTCCTTACAGCTTCAAAAAAAAACAGTAAGCAATAATATATTGGGTGCAGCTATTGCTGGAGGGCCAAATGCACTTTTGTCTTTAGATAATAGTACAATAGAAAAATCCTACTTAATTTTAAAAGATAGTGCAGATTTTATAAAATACGTAAATGATACGTTACCAAAAGAAAGTCGACCAGTTGATGGGAAATTATCTGATACGCAAAAACAAGTTGCTTTCTATACGTTAACAGGAAAAGTTTCCGAAGGAACATCTAATACGCTTAACAATTTAGTAAGCAATCGCGATTACGAAAGTCTTCTTAAAAACTATTCTCGTTGGCCTTCTGTTTTAACAAAACCATTATTTGATAATAGAACTGGTGAGTATAAAGAAATGTTGTCTGGTTTAAACGTAGACAAAAGAACAAAAGAAGTTTTACAAACTATACGAAGAAGAAATTCAGTAGGACGTAGCATTGAAAGCACTGTAAATTTTTTAAAAATGCAAGACAATCATCGTAATGATTCCGCAGTAAGGTCGTTTGGAGACATTATAGCAGAACAAAAGAATACTGATATTAACACTATAACAAAAGTAAATAGTTTAGTGCTAGACAGAATTTATAAAGAAATAGGCGTAGCAGGAGATATTAACTATGACTTTGTTACAGTTATTATGAATGATTTTAAACAAAGAATAAGGCAAGAAGGTTTTCAAGAGGCCCCAAATAAAGGATACATTGATGACATTGCTAAAGATGTCATTGAATTAAGTTACAACAGTAAAGATAACGACAGACTAATGTACGGAAAATCTATTATTGGTGTAAACACTATGGCTGGGTTTAGCAATATGAAAAAAAAAGATAAAGGCGAAAGTTTTGTTTTATATCCTGTTGAAGGTTTGTATAGAGTGCCTGGTGATAAAAAAGCACAATGGACTCACCCTTTAATTTTAGATGCTGCAAAACAATCTTCCTTAGCTGATGCACTCAGAGCTGAGAATCAAAACGTTAATAAATTATTTACATTAGGAGAAGAAGGCACTATTAGTATATCTCCTATCAAAGGAATTTACCCTCCTCTTTATCATATGTTTTATGAAGATGAAATTAATGGCAAGCAATATTTAGAAGACGATAACAAAAGAATTTTAGCAATTAGTTTTGAAGCTCCATTTCTAGAAAAAATGAAAGAGGCAATAGGAAAAGAAAAACAAAAAGAACACGATAATTTAATTAAGGCAAAAAAACGCTTTGGGGATAAAGACGCAAGAAAAGCTGGGAAAGATTTGGTTAACAGTCTTTACCACAGAGGAAACCTAATGTAATGGCTATTAAAAAAGAAGACTCTATAATACAAAACATTGGGTTTAACGAAGCTAATCAAATTAATCTTTCTGATGGAAACTTTAATCAATTACAAGAGTCTTTAAGTCTTTTGCAAAACCATGACTTTGGCTGGAAAAGTGATTTTAAAGACGAAATTGGTTTAAATGTAGGAGGTTTGGTTTATAACATTCTTAGAGACAATCCCCAATACGAAGACCCTGATTCAAGTTACGACCCTTTTTCTGAAGAAAACAGAGAAGGCTTTGAAGCTTATGATTTAGAAATGATTGACGTTCAAAATGAATTGCAACATGAGGCAGTAAAACATAGAATTAGAGAGCTAGAGAGATCAAGAACTAGGCTTGGAAATAGTGCAAGACATTGGACTCCTATGCTAGCTTCTTTGATGACTGACCCTATTAGTTATTCACCAGTTCCTTTTGCTAAAGGACTTACTATTGGAGGTAGACTACTTAGAGGAGCTTTAATAGGAGGCGGTGTAGTTGCTACCACAGAACCTTTGCGTTTAAGTTTAGACCCAACAGGTACTAAAGCAGAATCTGTTATGATTATATCTTCAGCGGCTTTGATAGGAGGCCTTTTAAGCGGTGGGTTTGGTGCAAGAGTGTCAACAAAAATGTTTGGAAAAACTTCTCCTACAACAGGGAAAGCTTATGAGTTTGTAAAAGATAGCAAAAACGCAGCAAAACAAGCAAAGAAAGACTTAGGAGAAAAATATTTTCAAGCATGGGAATACTATGAAGGAAAAGGTAAAGATTTTTCAGACATTTTTGAAAAAAAAGGGATACCTTATGATGGCAAAAGAATATCTTATACTAAAGACGGAACAACAGTTTATAAAAGTGTTGGCAATAACGCTAAAGGAGAGGTTAAATATGGCAATAAAATAATTTACAATGTAAATAACGATCTTTTGTATGAAATAGTGCTAATAGACAAACCTGGTGGAATTGTAATAAACAAAAATAAAACAAACGAACTAACTCGTCTTTATTATAGGGATACAGAGGTTGACGGAACTTTTATATCTTTCGAAAAATTTGAAAAAGACTTTAAAATAGCATCTAAGAGCAATAAAACTATAACAAAAAAAAAGTTGCAATCTACTTACAATGAACTTTACCCAAAAGGAAAATCTCCAACAACAAAAATAGAATACAATAGTCGTGCAATACAAGAACTATATGATAGTGGAGATTATTTAAAATCCCCTGTAAAAGGTGCAGACGATTTGCCTGGATTTATAATGCAAGACTACCCAAGTAATGTTAGTCAACCTATATTTAACAGCTCTGATGATTTAACTTCTTTCCTTATTAAAAAACAGTTGTTAAAAGAAGTTTACTACCCTAGAAACGCAACTAAAGCAAATGCTTTCCAAGTAGATGATTTAAAAAAATTAAACGACATTGAGTACGAAAATAAAATTAATAAACTTGCTATCGAACAGTTGTTGGTAGAGTCTACAGTTAACAGAGAAGTTGATGGAGCGGCTCTTTTAACTTGGTTTAAGAAATCAACAACTCAAGAAGGATTTGCTGTTCACGCATTTAAAGATAATATAAAAGGTGCAATGGATTACGAAAGATTTTTCGGAAATGCTAGTACAGGAGTAATAGCTAATCATAGTGGTGTGGCAACACAACAATCTGCTGTCCAAAATTATATGATAAATTATGCCGCTAAAACAAAAAAGCTACAAAAAGAATTAAATGCAGACTATAACATCTATATAGGAGGAGTTAGTAACGCAAAAGAAAAAGGCTTATTGGGAGCAGATGTACAAACTTACTTAACAGATGTTAAAAACTTTGGAAGTCGACTTCCAAATAAAATAATGAAGAAACAAAACGAAACAACAAGAGATGAGTTTCATGAAATGGTAGGTAAATATATTATAGACCCAGAATCTATGCCAGACGTTCACCCAAGTATAGCTCAAGCATCTATTAGAGCAAGAAAACATTTCGGAGATATGCACAGAGAATCTGAAAAACTTGGTATGTACCAAAGCCAAGATACTATAAAACAAAAACTTGTTAAATCTCTTGAAATACAAGAACAAGCGTTCGATGCTATAAGTTTGTTAGAAAAAGAAACTGTTAAAAACGGCAAGCTTACAAAAAAAAATAAACTTAAAATGGAATTAATACAAGATGTATTGTTTACAGAAATGCAGTTGTATGGAGACATTGAAAACATAGGATTGTTATTAGCAAAAGAAAAAAACACAGAAGTTGCAGCTTATGTTCGTGACCCTAATTTTTTTCCTAGAAACTATGATTTAAAAAAAATTGATGCAGACGAACCTAGGTTAAGAAAAATATTAACCGATCACTTCTATGCAGAAAAAATAAAATCTGAAGCTAATCAATTTAATTATATAAATCAAAAGTCTGGAGATTCATTAGACCCATTAGACATAGAAATTAACATACAAGGAAAGAAAATAAAAAGAGCTGATAAAAAAGCTGCACGAGGTTTGGATATAAAAGATATAGAAGCACGAGTTGAAGATTCTTTGAACAACATTAGATATGGTCAAATTGGTTTTCTTGATGGGGAAGATGTTTTAGGATTAGGTCGCAGGTTAAAAGAAGGAGACCCCCTTGCTAAGAGTAAAAAATATTTTTATACCAGCAAACAATTAAGACAAGCTTTTAAAGTAGAAAAAGAAAACAGAGCAAGCCTTATAGACAATGGTATGATACAGGCTACTGAGTCAGACATTAGCCCAGGAATGAGTTTAACAAGTGGGGCAAGGTCTTTGATAAGAAGAAAAGTTGATATACCCAACGTATTAATTCAAGATTTTTTGGAATTAAACGTTTTAAAAGGAGTATTAAATTACACGCACAATTTGGGAAAACAAATTGAATTGAATAAAGTTTTTGGTGATAATAATATGCACAGTTGGGTACAAAAAGAAAAAATAAGAATGGTTTTAGAATATGTAAACAACGAAAAAGATGCAATTAAATTACAAAAATATATAGGTGCATTTGTTAATACAAAAGACAGCTTTCTTGGAGTTATGAATACAACCGACCCTTTTAGTTTATCAAGAAAAGTTACAAGTGTTGGTTTAAATTGGGCTAGTTTGGCGTACATGGGTAGCGTTGTTTTTAACGCTGCAACAGAATTTGGCAGACCTATGATGGTTCATGGTATAAGAAAAGTTTTTGGACAAGGGCTTTACAACATGGTAGCAAATCGCCAAACGCTTTGGCGTGAAGCACAGGCACAAGCACCTTGGGTATTTCAAGCTATAGACACAGTAACTGAAAATTACAAAGGAAGGTATATGGAGAGTTTGCAAGCTGCTCCCGGCAACTCTAAAACTATTGGTGGGAAAGCTATAGATTCCGTTGCTAGAGCTTTTCAATGGGCCCAGAAACCTTTCTATAATTTAAACCTTCTTACGCCAATAACACAAATATTAAAAGACTTTACTACAGTTTTAAGTATTCATAGATTTATTGAGGACTCTTTAATTATAACTAGAGGAGTAGGACAACCTCACCCAACTAAAGCAAGAATGATTAAAAAAAAAGAATTTGTTAAAGCTGAATATATTTTAAATACTTACGGCATAAATGCAAATAAAGCTAGGTTAATAAGTAGTATGCCTTTTACATTAGGTACAAAAGATAACCCTGGAGGAAATTTAATATTATCTAACATGCAAGATTGGCAATATGTTAAGAACGGAAATGTAGCAATCCAATCATTTAAAGCCGCAGTAGAGTCTGATGTTAACAGAACGATTGTTACTGCTGATGTTACTGATAAGCCTACTATGATGAGTGGAGTAATGGAATTTTCAAACCCAGCTATAAAAAAATTCTTATTAAATAATCGAGTTGCAAAATTAGCTTTAAACGTAAATGAAACAACTACAGGAGTAAGAGTAACTAATAATTTTGCAATGTTAGCATATTCTTTTTTAACTTGGCCTTTGGCTGCTAACAATAAACTTCTTATTTCTGCTGTACAAGGAAGAGATACAAACCCTATATTGGGAGCTACTGCTATTTTAGCTATGGCTTATGCTGCTGGCTACGCAAGAAATCCTTATGGTTGGGACTCTATGGATTTTGATGAAAAAATTTACGAAACAGTTGTAAGGTCAGGTATCACAGGTCTTTATGGAGATTTTGACAGAACCTTAGATGTAACAACAAGAACTTTATTTGGCGATGATTCGGGAATAAGTATAAGGTCAGCCTTTGACATGGACCCAAGTTTTGGTGAAGAAGTAGAAGGGGGCGTTGTTGGTGCTTATAACTTAGGTAGAGGTATTGCTGGCCCTGCTGTGGATATGGTAGCAACATTAGCAGACATTTTCTTATTTGATAGCTTAACAGATGAAAACGCAAAAAAATCTGTTAGACGTCTTATACCTTTATCTAATCTTTGGGCTTTTAAATTAGGGGCCTTTCATTACGTTGACGAAGCTTACGATTGGACGGCAGAAAAATTAGTAGAAGGATTTTAAATATTTTTGAATGTTGTCAACAAAACAAATTAAGAGTATATATAGTTAAACAAAGGAATAGAATATGGCTATAACAAATGCGTTAAATTTACCAAGAAATTCTTATACTGCTACTGGTAGTCAAACTGCTTTTGCTGTAGGTTTTGAATTTTACCAGGTATCTGACATAAAAGTTTATAAAAACGGAAGCTTGATGACGTACAATGCGTCTCCATCTACTAACGCAACCTATAGCATTACTGGTACAGCAAGTTCTTCTGATAGTGCTTATGAATTTGGTGGCGGAGGAACTGTTACTTTTGGTTCAGGTTTAGTTCTTAAT